TCCGTTGAAAGGAGGAGTTTATGCCAAAACGTAAACCCCCAAAATGCGGACGCAGGATTATTGTCTCGTTTCAACCTGTTAAAAGGATGAAATGCTCAATAATTCAAGAAAAGCCATCGCTCGCCGCTGGCCTAACACATGGCGCTGGCAGGTATGGCCGGATTCTACTTTCCGAAAGTTGCGGCCATTGGAGGGGAAATTATTTGCAGAAAGTTGTTGACATCATATCGCTATCTATTATAGTAAGCATCATAACCAATGAATTCACACCTAAAAGACTCAATCGGCAAAAAAGTAATCGTTGATTTTCGTGGGCTTGAAGTTGTCGCCAAGCTCATTTCACTTCCCGAAACATTCAAGGGCCGGGACGCCCTGGTCCAGTTCCCGACCGAGAAACGAACCCGCCGATTTTGGGCGTCCAAGATAACGCCGATAAAATAATTTATGAAACGAATCTTCATCTGGTGGCATCGGCGTTGGGCAAGCCATCACGACGCATGGCGGGCCAAACGATATGTTTGGGGCGAATGCGCACAGTCCATGTTCCACACGGTCAAACGCGACTGGCACCTTGAACAAATGGAACGACTTTCCGCGCCGGAGCGCAAATTGCCTGCTCCACCGAAAATCGGATTGGAAGGCAGCGAGACGGCGCGGGATTGAATTGAAAGAACAAAAATATGAACAAACTTGAAATAATGAAGCCGGAGTCCGGCTCGGTTGCGCGGCCAGTCCCGACATCCCTTGAAATCCTTGACGCTGCGGTTCGCGGGGGGGTTACTTCTGAGAACGTCGCTGTCGTCAAGGAAATCATCGCCATGCGTCGGGAAGAAATGGCGCACGAAAACAAGGTTGAATTCAACCGCGCTTTTTTTGAATTGAAGCGGGAAATCAGCGGCATGGATTTTTACGCTGACAAAGCGGCAAAGGACAACCACGGCAAGGTGCTTTACACCTATTGCAGTGAGCGCGAACTGGCGAGGGGACTTGAGCCTGTTCTTTTCAAGCACGGATTCACAATGCTCTTTGGCCAGCGCGACGATTCTGGGAAAACGGTGGCGATAATCACCCTGATTCATTCGGCGGGGCATGAGGAAACCCGCGAGTATTCTGTGCGGTCTGGTTCGGTCAACAGCGTCAAGGATGCCACAGCCGCCGACACGGGCGCAACCACTAGCGCGTGGCGGCATCTTGTCATCAAAATGTTTGGGCTAAAATCGCGCATACAAGAGGGTGACGACCCGCGCAACTTGGGCGAAACCAACAAAAAAATAACCCCGGAACAAGCCGACGAACTTGAGCGCCGGGTTCAAATGACAAACGGAAATGTCGCCGCTTTTCTAAAACTGGCCGGAGCAGGTTCATTCCGTGAAATCTCCGCCTCGAATTACGATGTCATGGACAGAATGCTGGCAACCAAAGAACGCGCTGGAAAATGAAAATCATAACCTTCAAAGATGACGATGGAATTGAGCGGCCCGTTGTTCAAAACTCATCATGGTGGGAAACCGCCCGCGCCGGAATTCCAACAGCATCGGATTTCCACAATCTCATCACACCGAAATTCAAGCCCCGTGAAGGCGACATGGCCGAATCATACTTCTACATGAAGCTGTCAGAGCGTTGGACAGGCACGCCAACTCCCGGCAAGAAAACAATGGAAATGGACTTTGGGAACATCCTTGAAGAAAAGGCGAAGCCGCATTACACGTTCATGTTTGACGAGGAAATCATGGCCTGCGGACTGGCCACCACGGACGATGGCAAAATTGGCTGTTCCCCAGACGGGCTAATAGGCGATGATGGCGGAATTGAAATCAAGTGCCCGGAAGCCAAAACGCACACTAAATATCTCATGCTCGGAAAGCTGCCCGATGATTATGTGTTACAAGTTTATGGATCCATGTTCGTTACTGGCCGTAAATGGTGGAAGTTCATGTCATATCGCAAAAACTTCCCGGCCTACGTCACCACGATTGAGCGAGACGAGAAAATCAACGCCATCATTTCGGAAGTGCTTTATGCCTTTTGTGACAGGCTGGATGCCGGATATAGTCGCCTGTGCGAAATCAACGGCGGGCCACCCAAACGACACACACCGCAACCCGCTCCGACGCCAGCCGATGATGGAGAGGTTACGCCATAACGACCCAAGCTCACCCACAGCCGGTGGCGGCAGTGGTGGAGCTAAACCAAAAGGAACAAATGAAAAGTGATAATGAACGGGCGGGGACACCGGCTGTTGCGGTGCAGCGCTTTGTTAGCCATGACTGGTTCAAGGCCAATGTCGCCGGAGCATGTGAAGGGATGATGATGCTCCACTACGCCCTGTGTTTCCCACTCGCAATGTGCGGCCATAAATGGGGAGGAACGTTTTTGCTCGTCGCGGGATGCTGGTGGATGTGTCAGGCGCGCAGCCTCCGCGAGAAACATGCCGTCGAAAAGGCGCGTCGTGAATGGCAACGTGAAAAAATCTGCCTTCATGGCTAACGACCAAGCTCAGGCACAGCCGCCGGAAAGCGACCGCGACCGGAGCAAATGACTTTATGAAAACCAAAACTCATACAAAACGGAATGGGCAGCGGCTGTTGCTAGAAGCACATACTTCGACATCATACGCGGTTGAGTGGTGGAGGGTGGGGAAATGGCATCGCGGGGCCTTCAGATTCTTTGAGGCCGCTGCGGCAACGGGCCATGCAAAATGGCTGTCAAATCGTGGCAAACGATTCCCGCGATTAAAAACCCACATCGTAGAAATTACAGAATGCGAGCGTGTGATGCCGGACGTACCGGCTGTTGCGGTGCAGGGCATGGTTAGGCGGCTGGCTACTTCAGCCAAAAAACCTGACGTGACAAAATACAACGACCCAACGATGGTGGTCATATCCGACCTCCGCGCCCTCCTCTTTTGGGCGACTATCGGCATCGGTAAAAGTCGCGGCGGATACCAGCAGCATGAAATTGAAAACATCATCGAAAGCTATGCCGACTTTCTCAAATTCCAGCTTCCGAGAAAGCCCAAATTCATGCGAGAACGCCGAAAGGAATAAAGTGCAACTGACACCTGATGGACAGGAAATGGGAAAGAGCGTGACCAAACCGAAGGAGCGGGGGCCGTTAGGTCCGGCGACCTTGTTAGCTGCGCTCGTCCAAGCGTATGAGGACTACATCAATCTACTATGCGATGAACTCAACGAAGTGGTTCCGATTGCCGTGAACCACGGATGGGTCACAACCCGTAAAGAGGCTGCCAAAGAGGCGCGTGCAAAAATCGTAGAACTGAAGAAAGCAGCTAACGACCCAAGCTCACCCACAGCCGGTGGCGGCAGTGGTGGAGCTAAACCAAAAGGACAAATGAAAAGTGATGCTGAACCGGCGTCCGACTGTGAAGAATGCAAGAAGCTTGGATGGCCAACGCCACCCGGAGAACTCTACGGGATAAATGGACGCTCGCTCTGCCGGACACATGCTGCCATGGAAGTGCCTGGAATCCCAAAAACAACAATAACGGCAAATTAGATGCCTAACCAAATATGAAAACACTAAAATCAATCGCACCCGATGTAATCCGCGCACTGTGTGATGAGCATGAAGCTGTCGAGGCCGTAATGAGCATCGTTGAAGGATGCCTTGGGGAACGGTGGGAATCCAAAGGACGGCGACTTGTGGATACACCCCAATGGTGCCGACTCTATATACTTCGATGTCGCGTGAATGACGCAAACGCAAGACACCAAATGCAAAATCCACCGAACGACCGAACTGAGCCATGAGCCGTCAACTACCACCATGCGACCATGACGAGTGCCCACCCACTCGCTGTCTGCATCGTCCAAAACTGCAATGCGTAGAACCAGTGGACACTGCTCCGGGACGATTGGGTCGGTATATCTGCGGAACGATGAGGCCGTGCCGCAACAACGCGACGGTCGAAACAAAACAAGGCTGGCTGTGCAAGTACCACGCCCGAAAGCTTGGTCTTGCCGCCGAACGACCAAGCTCAGGCACAGCCGAAAAACCGAAAGGAACCATGAAAGAAATAAATTGCATCAAATGCGGTCAACCAGCCGCATTCCCAAAAGTGGTCAAAGAGCCATACACCTGCCTGACCTGCCAAACGCCAGAACAACCAGCAACGAAGCCTTTGACCACTGCGAGAACATCCTGAACACTCCCCAAAAATGATAAAAGCCATCTACAAACGCCGCGAGGATGGTGACTACGATTTCGTGGCCGCTTTCGAGACGGAGCAACTGCCCGAACCGCCGAGCAACTGGCCGGATGAAATTGTCGAATGGCTGAACGCGGAAGGCGAACTACCGCTCGTCGTTGAAAACATAGACCTCAACAAACTACCAGATGTCTGGTCGCCCAAAATATGAATGAGCCGCAAGAACTGATCCGGGACGGATTCGCGCATGATAAAACCACCGGCAAAGAGGACTGGCTGACGCCGCCTGACATTCTGAAACACTTGGGCAAGTTTGACCTCGACCCATGCGCGCCAACAAACCGACCCTGGGATACTGCCAAGCATCACTTCACGATTGAGGACAACGGACTCATCAAGCCGTGGGCCGGTCGCGTGTGGCTCAATCCGCCGTATGGCGCACAAACTCCGAAGTGGATGCAGAAAATGGCAACGCACACCGGCGGCGGCATCGCCTTGATCTTCGTCCGCACCGAAACCAAAACATTCTTTCCGTGGATTTGGGACTATGCCCACAGCTTCCTTTTTATCAAAGGTCGTCTGTCATTCTTCACGAAAGAAGGAAAAAAAGGCGGCACGGCTGGCGCTCCGTCAATGCTTATAGCCTACTCTGACGTTGACGGTGATGTGCTATGCGGCTGCGCCGAAAGCCTGATCCCCGGAAAATACATAATGAACGAACAGGTCAAAGGCGTATGAAAAAGAATCCGGCTGCCGTCGCGCTCGGCAAAATCAAAAGCCGCGCACGCGCCAAAGCCTCACGCGAGAACGGGAAACTCGGTGGACGCCCGAAGAAACCAAAACGCTCCGTCCGGCTGCCCAACGATAAGGTCAGCGATGGCGGGCCTGTGACGCCC